GTAAGAATCCAGTCTACCAGAAGGTCAGAGACTGTGCTTACGAGGCCTGAGTGCTTTGTCTTAGTAAGCATGTAGGACTGGATAGTCCGTGACTTCTCCATCCCGCCAGACTTTTGATTGTCTGCTTCCCAGCGCATCCACTTCTGTTGCGGAAACAACGTAGCGAAGTAGTTAGCGTGTAGGTTGTCAGAAATCTGTGTCAGCTTAGGTGTTGTAGTTGTGTTGGACCACGGAAGGATAGCATTACCTGTTGTAGTGGTATCCGTAGCGTAAATGTAATTACGCAACTCCTTGGTCTGCTCAATCCACGGCTGTCGAAGCATGTTCCACTCGTTCCAGCGTGTAGCAATCTCAACTGCTAGGTTGTCTGGATTCAGTAGGTGTTCGATGTCTATTGTTTCGCTCATTATTTTCCTCCAGCGCGGAACCTACTGGCACTCCACGAAATGTTATTGGTCTTTCTCATGGATGCTGACCTACTAGGTGCAATAGCCATATCCACAGCAGAAGCTAAGGCGTCCTTAACGTCATCGTGTGGTGGGTTACGTGTCTGTAGTTCTTCTTCAAGGTACTGGACGTTACCGCCCCTGTAGTGCCATATCTGAAGGTTGTCGTAACGTGGCTCAAGGATAGAAGCGATACGCTCCTCTTTGTTACCTTGGTGCTTGTTAGGCCTGTACTCGTCCACAGAGAGGGCAAGTCCATTCTGACGGATCAACTCCTTCAACTGCTTAACAATGGCCACCTGAGCCACTGAGACCTCTGCACGGAGCTTACGGAAAGCCCACTTGTTCTGTGCTGCAAGGATGTGGTCGAAGTAGTCACTGATGCGGTCAGTCTTGAAGCGATCAATGTCGAGGACGTAGATGTTGTTGTCGGAATCTACCCCAATGGTTACAAGAGCTGTGTGGTCTGCCTTGGCACGAAGACTAAACGCAAAGTCAATCGCTGCAAACACATTCAAACGCTTACCACGGTAAGTCCAGTAGCCATTCTCCTGCTGTAGGTGCTTGGCTTCAAAGTACTGAAACTTGTCACTACCAACAGGGATGTTGTCTGGGTCGGTAGGGTCATTGTAGTACTGTGCCCTGAACTGCCCTTTATCGAGGTACTTACCACGCTTCTTGGACAAGGCTGCAATATCAAAGCCAAACCACTTACCATCCTTGCGCTGTTGACGTGGCCACAGGAACTGACCTGTGCCGTCTCCCATGTCTTCCACAGGGCGCTCTAGAATTTCGTAGATTTCTTCTTCGCCAATAGCCTCACCACGGTCATCAAAAAGAACTTCTTTCATCTCCATGATGCTGTTGTAGAGGTCTTTGGCGTGGTATCTTGTTCCTACTACCCACTCTTTGGCATCTGAGCCTTCGATGGAAGATAGGAGGGAGTATTGACTAGCCACCTTAGAGCGGCCATCAACGGTCAAGGCGTTCTCTGCTACAACAACGTCATCAAGTACTGCGATATCACAGTGTAGTCCCGTGAGGGCTGTTGTAAGGCCGCCAGTAAAGATAGAGGGGTCACGAACGTTCTCCTTTTTACGGAGGGGGTGGTCCAGAGAAATTTCTGAGTTTGTCCACTTCGCTCGCTTCCCCTCTTCTTTGTTAATGTGTTCTGGCCAGTATCGACGAAAGATGTCGCTGTCCATAATGCCTTTGATGAATGTAAGCTGCTTCTCTGCAAGGTTAGCAGTTGCTGAAATGTACAACACACGAAGCGTAGGGTTCCTTGTGAGTTCCCAAGCTACGCGATAAGCTACCAGTCGTGATTTACCGTGGTCCCGTGGGAACAGTAGCAACTGGTAGCTCTTAGCGTCAGGGCGAGTCCACCAAGAAAGAACTTCCTTATGGCAACTACTGAGAACTTGAGAGGGGGCGACTAGGTTGATAAAGTACTGCAGGTCCGATTCTGCTGCAATCCTAATCTGCTCTTTTAGGTCTTCCGACATTGTTGCTCTTCTTCCTATTTATAGCTTACACACTTCTTTAAGCAAGCAATCTCAAAATGCCTCGTGTTACGTTATTGCCAGATGCCGCCGCGCTTGCGCCAACCTTCAATTTTAAGCGTCCACTTCGGGGCCTTCGCACGTGAAATGTCGGTGTATGCAGGCGCAGGTGTCACTCCCCAGCTTTCAAAAAGCGTAGTAGGGAATGTAGGCAAAACGTCGTTGCCTAATGCAGCTGAATTTCCGCCAAGACCGACGCTGCGGTATCCCGCTGTCAGTGTGTCAATGGTAAGATACGTCGCGTTTGTCTTGTTATACTCTCGAATGGTGATAAACGGAGCAACATCTGTCCCAGTGTAGACTTCATGCACGTCAACGGAAATTCTGGAAGGACGCCACAGCCCGCCCATTGAGCCAAAACAAGCCCCTGCACCTTCATCCATGTCCGCAGGTAGCTGTTCGGACGACAACTCGAAGCTGTCCTCGGTGAAGCCAAGGCCGTTGAATTTCAGGTACGTTGGTGACGTTAGTACTGAGGTTGTGAATGGCCGGATGGTCTGCTCGTAAGGGCTTTCAATCTTCGCAGTGACGTTGATCTTGCTGTAAGACAGCGCAGGAAATGCAAGCGCCGTGACTGCCGATGTGAACGGCCCAACAGTAAATCCGGGGATCAGGACATTTGTTCCGCTGACATAGGGCAACTCGCCCACGCGGAAAGCGGGTTCGCCATCATTAGTCAGCAGCAGGCCGACTTGCATAGACCGCCCCATATCGTTCGATTGATATGTAGCCAAAGGCACAGACAGTGTGTTTTCGTCAACCGCCGTGAATGCAAAAGACTGCTCCGCGGGAGATGTGAAATACTTCTTGGCACTGCTCGTGACCCGCATTTTGCCACCGAGGATTTCCAACAGCGGCGTAAGGTTCCCAGGTGTCATTGCCCCACCAGTGGTTCCATCATTGAATGGGAGGTCGCAGTCGATAAACCGCACAGACTCAAGCGCACCTAGTGAGATAGAAGTGGCAACCTTACAGTTCTCGGAAAGGATATTGCGCGTCCCAATGCCTTCGGATATTTTATCCAGACGCATGTTTTTCAGGTGGACACTACTCAGCAGTTTATCAGCAGCCAGATCAGCAAACACTTCCCCGCCGTCCCACGTGATGTTCTCGCCTGCGCTGAGATACACCCCGCCGCCTGCCTTCACGTTATTCAGAACCGCATTGCGGAACCCTGAAAGAACTATCCGGCCATTCCGGTTCTCGGTGGCTGTTACGTGTGTCCAAGCTGGGTTCGCCAGCACCTCAAGGTTTTCAACGTAGAGGCTTTCGATTTCCTCGAAGTCGTCAGCGCCACGGGTCAAATTGATTACGCGGGCGGGTCCGAATGGTACACCACCAGTCCCATCATCCCAATCATCCCGATAAGTTGCGGTTAGTGGCCGCGTCAGCGTGACTGTTTGTCCTAATACGCTTTCAACAGTTGCCCACTCAAACTCACGCGCGCAAGGGGGGAAGCTGCTATCGTTCTGGCAGTCAAAGCCATAGACCAAAACACGGTCACCAGCCGCAAACTCGGGCAGCCCTTCGGCAACGGCAACGTCAAATGCTACCGAACCAACCGTAACTGTGTCGATTAGCTGACCCTCATTGTAAGGGGTGTTTGATCCATCGTAAGGCTCAGGGCCATTTGAGAAAAAGGCGCTGTAGAACACTAGGCCCTCGGCGTTAACTACAAACCCAGGGTCGGCAGCCGTGCCAAGCAGGTTGATGAATTTAGCCCCATTGCCCTTGATGATGATATTCTTAATGTTGGCCAAGAAAGAGTTCTTGGTGTACCCGTAAGTCTTGCCCTCGGTCATGGTGCAGTTCAGAAAGCCACGCGTACGTGCATGGTCGGCCATCGCCATCAGCGCGACTGTTTCGTCTGAACCGTCGCCTAAAGCACCGTAAGCCTCTGGGGAAACCTCAACACTTTTGACGTACAACTTTACCCCACCAGCCGTTGTGACGTGATTGTCGGATGCGCCAGACGCAGCTACCTCATAGGCAAAACCTTCAGCCTGCGTCCGGATAATGTCACCAGCAACAACCGTTACTGTATTGTCCACATCAACCGCATAGGTGAAGGTGATGTCCGCCAACAACTCAGGCACATCGTTCTTTGTGCTCACAGAAAGCCAAAACTGAACGTTTGCTGGAACCACATCCACACCACGTACACTCAAGCTCGTTGTTCCAATACCACCCGCATTCAGGATGTCGTTGTTGTTCATGTCGAGGTCAGCGCCCATAGCATTGGGTGTACTACCATCCAGAGACAACGTGTTATCAAAGGCGTCACGAAGGGCCTCGAAGTTTCCATTCAACTGTGTGTTGCTGGCATAACCAGAACTAATCGTCGTAACTGTAGGTCTCTTAGCCATTGTGCTTTATTCCTTGTGGAGGGGCGCTACTGAAGCAATCCCTGCTCCTTGAGTCGCTGTATGTCGTCTGATACTGCTGAACGCTCAAAGGCCTCCTCAGCGGTCTCCTGTGCCTTCGCACGGGCCGCTCGACCATCTACGGTACGGGCGTTCTTGTTAGTCCATGATTCTTCGATGAGGTACTTGGCTGCTGTGAAGGCAGACTTTCCCTGAAGTGTTACTTCTTCTACTACAGCCTTGAAGCCTAGTGACTTACGCTTCACGTCTGCTTCCTTCCGCCATGCTCCAATCTGAACTACCAACCGTTTGTCAGAGTTCCTGATCTTGTCCCATGCGGCCCAGGAGCCGAATACTGCTTGAGAGAAATTGTAGTCCGTCGGGTCCGCTACCGCCATCTCGATAAATATCTTGGAAATGGGCACTAGGGTGCGTCCCGACGGATGCTGGTGCTCGTCCTCTTTCAGTGTGAAGACGGCGTGTTCGTTGTTCTCGTAACAGAGCTCGTAGAAGAGGCTCTTTGTTCGGATTACGCCCTGCTCTGATTTATACTGACTTGGTTGTAGTAGTGGCATGGCTCGTCCTTCTTGAATGCTTTGTTGGGGGAGTCCCCATACGTTGGTTACACTTTAGAGTAAAGCCACACCAACCCCCACCTAAAAACAAAGCTTAGGTAGGAAACCAGTGAGTAACTTTAGTAACACTAATAGATAACAAAAAAGAGGAATTTAACAACCCCCTAGTGTGAAGAAAGTTTGGATTTAGTGAAAATAGTTGAGATGTAGTAGTGGTTGTGTCTTTTATGTCACACTAAGGTTGTCTGGGTTATGGTAGTATGATGGTAGAACATAACACTTCAGTCGCTTCGCTCCCTCGTGGAAGATTTACTACACAAACGTAGGTATGATCCTAAGCCCTCGTACTCAAGTTTCGGGTAGTTTAACTTTGTAGGGTAGTTTAATTCAAGATCGTGTCAGGACTGCCCACCCTCACCCCCCATGGAAATCCCAAAACTTCTGTGAGAAAATTTCATGGTGCAATTCACTGAATAGGCAAACCCCCCGTGCCCCCCTTGGCACCCCCTCAGAATACTTTGTCCTGTGATTTAGCCATTCCTTAGTCGATTCCCCTGCTAAACCATCGTTTCACAGTCGATTGTCCCGCTGTGTGAACCACTGTATACCATTGTGTACCGTCTGTGTGCCAAGCTCTGGTTATAGTCAAACGCAACCTAAGCCTAGTCTATCTGCAGCATCACCCTTGTTTACATACCTATGCCCTACTTGCGAACCATTCGCATCTAGCACTCGCATATACCTACGCTCTCACGTACGCGCGCGCGTTCTCTCTATCGCTTGGCCACTACTTAGTCCTAGCACCATTAGCACGAACCATAGGCATGCAGTTTGTTTCCGTTGTTTATCAATGGCTTACCATTTTGTTTATACTTTCTTTCATTTTGTTGTTGCAATCCATGTTGGTTGTAGTCATATTGAATTCATCGGCAGCAACAAGACGCCACCGAATACGGGGATTCACTAGCCCAAGAGCATAAAACAAGTGGCGGCGTAAGCGCTCCGGCCCATGTGGCCCGAGAAGGCAGAGCTAGTCCCGCAGTAACGGGGAAAATACTACTTAGACAAGCGCACCATGGTGGTGTGTTTCTTAAAGGAGTACGACAATGACAATCACAGCAAAAACAGTGGCAGAAGGTAAATTCAGTTTCACGGTGGTTATCTTCAAAGGTAACGAGCGTATCGGGCAAAAGGTGGTCGACAAAAGCCAAGCCAGTGACGCAAGTGAAGCCGTAGCAGTGGCGCTTAAGTGGGCTGGCTATCCACAGGACTAAACGGTAGGGGCTCCGGCCCCACCACAACACAACACAAAGGATTTAGACAATGTTTGAACATGTAATCTTCGCAATAGACGACAACAACAGCATCCACGCGGTAGCCAAATTCACTAGGTACCTAGACACATTGCGCGCCACAAACAAGCTAGACGGTGGCGTGACACAATGCATAGGCCATTGGGAGGGCGACCTTGAAGTCTCCTACCTGATGCGCAAGTCTGATTATGATCACCATATCTCAGGACGTGGATGGGCTGACAAGCAAGAAGCGGTTCTTGTTGTCCCTGGGGATACGCGCCAGCCGTGCACCTTGATCATGAATGACGGAACAATCCATTCAGTGGGGAAAATGGTAGAGATAACAAAGCCAGTAGGGAACTGGACATATGTCCCAACTACTGGTAAGTACTTCACAACAGTATAGGTAGTTTATAGTGTAGCCCTACGGGGCTGCATCGATAAGCCACAAACAAAC